GTGATGGTCAGCACCGCGTCTGTGCCAACTGTGGTGCGCGTGGCAGTCAATCCAGCCGAGAGCGTGGCGACTGCCTGCGAGGCGTTCCATCGCAGGATGACGACACCGCTGCCGCCGTTTCCGCCATTGCTGGACGCGGTTCCATTGCAAGCTGCCCCGCCGCCGCCGCCGCCAGTACCCGCCGCGCCAGCCGTCCCTGCGACAGCAAGGTCAGAGGAACCTGCGCCGCCGCCTGTCAGCCCGCCTGAGCCAGCCGTCGATGTGCCAACGTATCCACCGCCGCCACCACCGGCCCCGTAGAAAATGGTTGTGCCGGTGATCGCGGACGATCTGCCGATTCCACCGTTACCAGACGCCGACGCCGTGGAGTCTGCACCGGCGGCACCCGCACCGCCGCCACCACCGGAAGAGGTTGCAGCACTGACGCCCTGACCTCCGGTGTTGCCTTGGAGCGAGATCAATGACGACATCCGAGTAAGGAAGGAATTGCCAGCACCAGAAGCACCAGTGGCGCCGATAGATCCACCCGTGTTTGAACCGCTGCCACCGAGCGCAACGATTGAGCCAAACACTGATAGTCCGCCGTTGGCCCCTGCGTTGTTCGCGGCTGTGGCACCTGCTCCACCTGCACCGATCTGTACAGAGTAGTTCGTCATAAGCGTGATGCCGATGCTTTGCTCAACAAAGCCGCCACCACCGCCGCCGCCGGCAGCCCTATCGTTGCGCCTAGCCGCACCGCCACCACCAGCGACGATAAGTGCCTGCACGGCCAGCAACTTCCTCGCATCGGCAGTGCCACTAAACGGCCCCTGTACGGGCGTGACGATCTGCCCGCCTAGTCCGTAGATTCCTTGGTTCACAGGTCGGCCCCTAGGGCCGTGACGTGCGTGGTCTGTGCCACGGATGTTGTCACGCGGATCGACCAAGACGCGGACGGCAGAATCAGGTTGTTGTAGCTAGTGCTGACGCGGGTCTGCTGCACAGTGCTAGAGCCGGTCGCAGCCGCCACAGTGATTTCGTCAAAGTGCCAGTACGTTGTGCCGTCGTACAGAAACACGCGGACGATAGCCGCCGCGCTCGTCGCTGCCAGCTTCACAACGATTTCAGCAATGCGGGTGCCAGTGCTTGCACCCGTGATGAGCGTGCCTACGTTCGTCGGTGCGGTGTAGCTAGATTCCGCCGTGGCGATGCTGACTGCACCGATGCGGGGCGTGACTGCGAATACTGGATCGGCTGCCATGAGATGCTCCTATCGAAAGTTTGCCCACAAATAAAGTCTGGTCGCCGCGTGCTTGTGAGTCGTTGCCGCTGCGCCGATGGACGCTGGCGTGATAACATCCGATCCGCCCGTGGCGTGGGTGCTGGCGTGGTTTGAGACATTGGCGACCAAATCCCAAGTGCCGTAGCTTGTCCACTGGTACAGCCTTCCGCCTTCGGTGGCCTGTTGTCCAACGGTCGGAGATGAAGGAAAGCTCATGTGTATGTGCCCCCGTCCATGCCGGCGGCAATGCCGCCAATTGTTCCGATCTCCGCATACACCGAGTCAGCAGACACCCAGCGGTACAGGCGTGACCGGCCCGCATCCAGATACAGAGTCGATGACGAGCCCGTCGCCGGGAAGCCGGTCGCGCTGGAGTAGGCCGCGAGCCCGCTGCCGCCGCCGCCTACTTCCACCATGCTGCCCGATGCGTTCTTGATCCATAGCTTGCCGGCAGAGGAGTCCCACGCCGGTTCGCTGGTGGCAAAGTCCGCCGCCACCGGGGAGGCCGAGCCAGTGCGAATGGTGATCTTGTTGCCGCGAGGCATCAGTAGGTTCCGCCGTCGATGTCGGAGCTAGGTGCCAAATAATCCGTGCCCGCCACAGCTGCGGAGTACGCTGAGCCGTTGCCTTTCAGGAGCCCTGAAACGGCCGAAGTCAGGCCCGTGCCACCGTAGCCCACAGCAACAGACGTGCCCTGCCATGTGCCGCTGCTGATGGTTCCAACGCTTGTCAGGCTGGACCCGGTGACGCCAGAGCCGAGCGTGGTTGCAGAGAGAACAGCGGATCCGTTGATCTCATACACCTTGCCGGTCAGGAGGTTGAAGTCCTGGTTGCTCGTCCAAGCTCCGGTTGCGCTGACCCAACTCAGCGTCTTGTCGCTGTTGCCTTTGAGCGTGATGCCGCCGCCGTCTGAGGTGGCGTCCGAAGGAGATGCGGTATCGCCAAGGATGACGTTGATGTCATCGACGCTAACCGTGGTGCTGTTGATGGTGGTGGTCGTACCGTTGACCGTCAGGTTGCCGCCTACCACCACGTTGCCAGAGAACGATGCCCCAGACAGAAGCGCATAGTTTGCCAGCTGCGAACTGACGTTGACATTTGACACGGCCGAGTCAACGTACGAAGTCGTTGCGTACGCGCCACTGCCGCCGACGGCGATGATGCTCGTCGCCGTTCCGCCGGCGCCGCCCGTGCCCGTGCCGTAATACAAAATATTCGTCTGCTCATTGTAGGCCAATTCTGCGTTGGCCAGGCTACTGGGAGCCCCAGCGCCACCGCCACTTGCCCGTCGCTTAATGCGTACTGTTGCCATCAGAAGTTACCCCCGTCTAACAGTTGCGTTTCCGCGTAATTGCGCCACTTGCCGTTTGACCAGCGCAACACATCGCCAGTCTTGATGTCCGTTACTTCCACGTCGCTGGACGATGGGAGCGAGAATCTCAGAGCGTTGAGTAGGTACGGCAAGTCGGCCCACCTCGTCACGCCGTCGCCAATTTTGATGGCACCAGAACCAAAGGCCGGGTCCGTGTAACTGAAAGTGTCCGTGGACGAGGGGTCACTAAGCGGCACATCCCGCTCATACCCCATCTCGCCGGCCGCAAGGATCGGGTTGGTTGCAGCCCACTCTGCGGCTGTACCGCGCCGGAACTGAACGAGCCTGTAGCTCACACGCCCCTCCCCTTGGCACGGTAGGCATGCTTCTCAATCACCTTCTCGCGCAGGTCACTCGTCTTTGCGGACGGGTTCTGCCGCTTGGCCTTGGCCACTTCCTCGCGGACAATCTTTTCACTGATGAGCTTGCGCTTCGGATCCGCCGGGCCCGGGTCATAGTTCACCGTGCCGGTCACAGACAGGCGGCGCTTGTGGGCGACCTTCAGGATGTCATCGTTGTTCGACACCCACGCCTCTGGATCTCTCCAGCCGCGGTTATCTGCCAGCCCGCCAACGTAATGCTTGCCAGAGATGTTGATGCCGGCCTTCTTGGTTTCAGCCGCCACGTACTTGGCTTGGCGAGGAGGCATGTCATCCAGCTGCTGGTTGTTCATGCGGCGCTCCATGAACGCCCGGTCGGTGCCAGACGTTCCAGGTGGAGTTTGCGTGGCGACCATCGCAGCCCACTTCTCGCCATAGGGTAGGGCGCGCTTGTAGGCGGCAATAGCGTCAGCGCCGGCGCGCTTCACGTCAGCTGGGATTTCCATTGGGCTGTCCTTCGGGGGGAGGGGCGTCCTGCGGAGGGGCAGGAGGCGGCGGCGGCGGAACCATGTATCGGGACACGTCCACGTTCATCGCCTTGCCCCAATCCTCCAGCAGGGCGTTGAACAGTTCTGGCCGTCCGGCCTGCAGCAGGCCCTGACTGATCGGAGCCAGGATCTGCATCGCATTGGTAATGTTCTCAATGCGCGTGGCGTTGTTGGGCTTCTTCACCGACCCTGCCTCAACGCGGTACGAATACTCGCGCACCACGGAATCCGGGTCTTCGCCCTGTACGTGCATCTGCCACGCCTGTGCAGCCATCGGGCCCAAGAGCGGCGCAACGTCCTGCGGGCCAATCAACCACCGGGCCAGAAGAGCTTCCTTGCGGGCCACCAGCGACAGAGCGTCTTCCAGAATATTTGCATAATCGTCTGGCCTGACCGAAATTTGCTCTGCCTTCACCTGCGCTTCTGCGGCTGACCGGAACTGATTCCTGGTCATGCCGTAAATGAGTTCTGTCAAACCCACTCGCCGGTCGAACAGCGCGGTGACCTCCGAGATGATCTGGTACATGTCCGATGTGACACCCGGCATCTGGAAGACCGAGATCACATCGTTGACAGAACGGCCGATGGCTTCGGAGATTTCTACGATCTTAAAGCCGCCCTCGTCCTTCTCCAGAATCTTGGCTTTCAGATCGGGGTCGGCCGACTTTGCTACACCGATCAGCACCTGCGCGCTGGTGGCGATGCGCGTGGCCAGGAAGCTCATCGCCCAGTTAATGAACCGAAGCTCACCGATGCCGGGACGAATGATGGAGATCGGCCAGCTGTAGCCGGGCTTGCCGTGCCACGTAAGCAACGTGAATGGCCAGCCGCCCGGTTCTGCCCAGAACGGGATCGGCCACTGCGCCGCCATGAACATCGACTGGGGGACACCCGTCTCGTCCACTTCTTCCTGCAGCATGGCTTCCGGCATGTTCAGCGGGAAGTCAACACCTTCCGCCACAACGATGTAGCAGTTGGGTCCAAAGGCGTCGAACTTGCCGCGGAGGTCTTGGTCCGAGTTCTTCAGCCGGTCACCGAACCCGGTCTTGGAGTAGATTTCCCAGTAGACGATGAGGTCGTTCGTCTTCCCCATCTTCTTCTTGTATTCAAAGCCACGCTCGTTGTTGTCGCCCCTAGACGAGTAGCTTTCGATGTGCCCCTTCAGATCCTCGCGGGACAGGCCGAACTTTTCAGCCACCTCGTCCAACGGCTGGACCCGTTTGCGCGCGGCCCAGCGGATGTCCTCAAACTCATCGGCATCGGGATCCCACACCAAGTTGTCGATGGTGTCGTAGAAACTGCCGGCCATCTTCACCTGCGAGCCAGGCGGAGAATAAAGCTCATGCCACCACACACCCGCACCCTTGATGAACGCTTCCTCAACCACCTTCCGAGAATGCTTCTTTAGGTCTAGCTCGTTGGGGGTGTAGTTGAGGTAGTCTTCCAAGAGGCTGGACACCAGCTTCCGGCGCTCCAGCATCATCTGCTGGTTTTGCAGGCCCTGCTGGTACGCCATCATCCCGGGGTCCGGCATCATCACCGGCTGACCATCGGGGCCAATGATGGGCTGGCCGTCAGGCCCCATGGCTGGGATGGGGGGCTGGGGCTGGATGCCAAGGAGTGCTGCCCCGATGATCGGGTACTCTTTGGGAGTCACCGAGCGATTGGGATTCCGATGGTGGATCACCGCGGTAAAGAGGCGGACGGCCTCCCACACGCGGTTGACCTGCATGCGGAACGCCGGGGGCGTCATACCCTTGTTGTAACCCCTCTCCCCGCGGGCGTACCCGTCCTTCCACATGAAGTCCGGGTCGCCCGCAAAGAAGTTCATCGCCTCATCTGCGTCCTCGGAAAAGGGGCGCTTGTGGGCCTGCGCTTGCTTAATGCACTCAAGCCAGCGGGCGACTATCGGACGCAGGGGTTTTTCCATGAAAGGCTCCTATTAGCAAGTGTCCTTACTTGCCTTTTCGGGCTTCCAACTCCGCGACTTTCCGTTCCAGAAGCGCCACTTTCTCGGACAGAATGGCGTTCTTCTGGGGCTTGTGTTCCCAGAATCCGTATTCCTTCCAGGCCGGGAATTCATTCACGCCGGGGTCGGTGACATGGTGGACCGAATGCTTCTCAGTCCCGCCGTACCCGGGGGCCAGAGCCCACAGCGTCAGGGTGCGCTGGCTAGCCCTGGTCACCATGGCCGGGACGGGATCGGCACCTTCATGGGCACGGAAGAACACCCAGTCGCCAAGCTCTGCGGTCGGCATTGAATAATCGCTCATCTTCGTCTACTCCCCATTGGCCCGAGAATCACGCAGTTGTCTTCGGACCCCTGCTGCCTGCGGCGTTTCTCCGCGAGGTACTTCACCCACCAAGGATCGGGACCATAGGTCTTGGGGGGTGCGTGGTATTTTGGTTCGTACGCGCAGAGGTACTCCACCGATTGGATGGCATGAACCTCGCCGCGGCTCTGCGGCTCATCGGTCACATAGACCTGACCGTTGACGCTAGTGGTCTTCTTGCGGTAGCGGCGGATCTCGCGCATGAGATTCGGACAGGCGCCCTCCAAGAACTTCAGCTTGGTGGACCCGTCGCCGCGGATGTGCAGCATCTGCCGGACGAGCGCCGTGCGGGCCGGGATGTCATCGGAGCCTGGAATGAATCCGAACCCGCTCATCTGCGACTTGATGCCGCGCTTGCGGAGTTCCTCGGAGTACAGTTCATGGGGAAGACGGCCTGACCCCAAGTCTCTGAGCATGCCGCCGTGCATGTCGATGATGAAAGTCCGGTAGTTCTGTCCATCGGCCTTCTGGGCGAACTGGTCACCAAAGATGAGGGCATTGGCTTGGCGGATGTACAGTTCGTCGTAGATCAGCAGGAACTTCTCGTCCGGCGGCACGGCACCGAAGACGCACGCGAGGACTGTATGGCCAGGGTCGATCGCCACATACCGCGTCCATTCAGCGGGCACCACACCACCGGGTAGATCCTCGCGCCGCAGAACATGCACCGCAGGATTGAACGACGGGTACATGAGCGTGCTTTCCGTGGTGAACTCACCCTCCGCTCGCATGCGAAGCTCGTCCATTCCCAAGGCAGACCACCGCTCAATATTCTTCTTCTTCTCCTCTTGGTCGATGTGGGCGTTATCCAAGAAGCGCAGGGTGAACTTCTTGATAATCGGGTTCTCTTGCCCTTCCTCCTCGGCCTTGTCCGCACGTTCACACAGCCCCAGCAACGCATCGTTCTTACTATGTGGCATCGCACTCCAGACAAACCGGCCTTTACGGTCGGCAAGTCTCGCCTGCATTTCACCGACCCACCGTTCATTATTAATATCCTCATCAATGTGAACTAAGTCGGCCTGAAAGCCCTGCGGTGGTTCGCCCTCTGAGGAGAAGCAGTTGATAGTCCAGCCGTTTGTAAGCTCTGCCTTGTTGAGGTAGCCGGCGTTCTTCAGCACCCAACTCATCTCTTTGATCATGCGAGGCGGGATGAGAGGCGGCGCTGGTTTGGCTTTTGAGGGATCGTCCACCCCGGGCTTAAAGGCCCTCCACTGATTCGTCGTTTCATCCTTGATCATTTTGAACGCACCGGCACGGAACAGCATCGGCACAACCACAAGACCTATGTGGGGCCAGTTCCTCCCTACGATCACAAGGTTCCCGCCCTCCCTGGGATATTTCCCGTACGGGTCTTGTCCGGTGGCCGCGCGTGCGTCCTCTACGAAACTTGCTGCCGATTTTCCTGACCGATTGCCTCCGATCAGAAGGCGCTCGCTCGCCATGCACTTGTGGAACTCCTCCTGCTTGGGCATGGGGGAATACAGACGCAGGGCTTCGATCCGGCGCTCAGCCAGTTCGATCTGAACATCGCGCAGCTGGTTGAGAGCGTGCTGCGTGATGCCTTGGACCGCCGGCTCGTCAGGTGGCGGCGGTGGGGGGATCTGTGGGTGCTTGCGCATATTCTCCGCAGTAGTCGTAGTTCAGCGTGATCGGCTGACGGTCATCATCCGGCCCCGCCTGGGGCGGGTATCTCCGACACTTCCCGTACATTGCCTGCCCCGGCATCGCCTTCCACCACCGGCACTTCTGACACTCCATGCTGCATCTCCTTCAAAGGGATTCCCTGTACTGTGATCGTTGTTGCGGCCTCAAGGATCCGCTGACGAAGCTCGTCTTCCAGTTCCTCTTCAGTCCAAGCGGTGAGGGGTTTCTTCGCCCCGCCCATCGCCGTGTTCGCGGAGACAAGCCGAACGACGGTGTCCAGCATCTTGGTGCGGAACGCGCCGCCGGACGGTGAGTCGAAAAGCTGCTTCATGTAGCAGTTTGCAAATCCTCGCACCCCACCGAAGTATTCCATCAGAACCTCCAAGAGTTCCGATGAGTGGGGGATGTTCGCTCCGCCGATCCTGGCAGAGGCTACAAAGAGATCGACTGCGCCCTTCTCAATCTCCGCCAACTTCTTGTTGGTCTTCTTCTTGCGTGACTTCTTCTCATGGGCGTTGCGGCACTTGCGGCAGCGTGCGTGAAACCCGTCCTTGGATTTGTGCCAGTGGGTCGGAGTCAACTCATAGGAGTGACCGCACTGGATGCACGCCTTGTATTCAGCCATTCGTTATCGACGGCTTGGTCGGCCGATAGTTCCACTTGGGGCGTAGGTCAACGAGCTTTACGCTGCTGTCGCACTTGGATTCCCAGCAACTGCGCAGTTTGTCGCTGACACCCTTGGCATCGATGGCCACGGGCTTGCCAACGCACTTGGGTTTCCAGTGACCGGCCCACGCATCCCAGTTGCAGAACACCGGGGAATAGCCAAGGCGCTGCGTGCCGACCAAGGACAGGTCGCGAGTCATCGTCACGTCTTCCGTGGACGCCTTGTTTGCGGCGTACTTGTCGGACCACTCATAGTAGAACCACGGCTTGTCATCTTCGGACTTGGGCTCCGTAAGCTCAAACGCTCGCATGTCGTACATGATCAGGCCGGTCGGAAGGGCGGCGCACTCTTGGATGCCAGCCATCTTGATCGCCGTGTGCCGGTCGTACATCTCCAGCTGGAAGTCCGGGTTGGCGTTCTCGTTCTGCTGGTTCTGCCATCGGAACACATAGACGCACTCCGCGGGCGGCGGGCCGCAGTACGGGGCGCCGATGACCACCGGACCCTTGGCATAGTGATCCACTAGGAAGTCGAACGATGACTGGAAGAACGGCTTGGCGCCCTCCGCAGTCACCAGCATGTCCGGCTTCATGTCCGAATCGACCATGAGCAGAACATCACACCCGTAGTCGCGTGCCATGAGGACGGCGCGGTTGCGGGTCATGGTGATCGGAGTGTCGGCCAGGTTCCAGATGCGGATGTCTTGGATGCGAGGATCTTTGCTCGCCTCCGACACCATCGGGACCATCCACTCCCGAATGTCGGGAACCTCGGAGCTAATGCCGCCATTGCCGCCGTAGCTGAACGTGCAGATGCCGACCGTAAACTTGTGCAACATGATCACCTCGGGGGTTGGTGAACTATTGTATAGGCTAGCTAGGCGTTTGCAAGCGGAGATTGACGTGAGAACGGGTTGCGCCAGCCGTTGCGAACCATCTTCCCAGCGTTCTCCCACAGGGCCTGCACGTCATAGCTTGGGGCATTGCGTGGCTGGGGCGTGGAGTACACGCCGCTCTGGTAACTGCCCAGGCGCGCGTTTAACTGGTCGATGAACGCATCTCGCCGCGCGAAGTCTGGCGATTCGCTTGCGGCGCCCGTGAAGTCGGTCGCCTTCTGAGTGAATGCCGCCGGCCGGTAGCCGTCCTGCGCGTAGGCGTAATTACCAAAGCCACTGCTGCCCATCCGCACGGGAGCGGCCTGGGGCTTGCCGTCAAACCGCAGCTGTTGGCGGTAGTGTTCGCCCGGCGCTGCGTAGGTCGTTGCCGGCTTGGCGTCCTGCGGCCTAGCCTGGTTCCACGCCCGCGCCCAAATCTGGTTGCTTGGGGTGGGTGCGGAAGAGGCGGCGACTTGCGTGAAAGACCCGGGCTTGTAGTCACCAAACCCGTGTTGCTTCAGGATGGCCGAAGGGTCGAATGGCTTCTGGGCGGCTTGGTACGCCTGCTTGTACTGCCCGGTCTTCTCATCGAAGTTGGGAGTGCCGCCAGCCCACACGGTAGCCATCAGCGATCTCCTTGCTGGGTGGTCAGGCCGTCAGTGCCAAGGCCAGTGCCGTAAAGCATTCTGAGTCGGTCGGCATCGTCCTGCGGAAGATCGCGTATCTCAGCGATCAGCTGGCGCAGGAAATCTAAGTTCTGGATTGCTGGTGGGTTGTCCATACAGAAAACGGGGCCAGGATGTTTCCACCCTGGCCCCGCCCCCGAAAGCCCGTGAAGGGCAAATTACGAAGCCCGAGTCTTAACCAGGGCGAGAACAGCCGATCCGGTTGTCGCACCGGCACTCGCCGCAAACCCGATGACACCGATGCCGTTGTCGTTGGCACCAGCGGTGCTGGAAGACAGCGGAGACACCGTCACGCGGCCAGCCGTAGTGGAGGTGCTGGCAGCAGAGGTGATCACCGACAGCCGGTCGCGAACGGCAACGTCCGAACCGGAGAGGGCAACCGACACTTCGGTCGGGCCGTCAACCGTCACCCAGAACACGTCGTTCGCAGCCACACCGCCGGCAGGGAGGAACTCGTCCACCACGCCGCAGAGCGCCTCGTTGGCAACAGACGCATAGCCGTCAGCCGAACCGAACAGGCCAGTGCCCGTGCCGGACAGCCGAACAACTCGCTTGGGCAGCAGAGCCACACCGGATGTGTTCCGAACAGCGATGCACACCTTGCGACGATTGCTGCGGACCTGACCCGTGGTGGGGTTCACGTCGGTGAACTCCTTCACAGCCCCGACCCAGTTGTCGCCATACGAACCAGAAATACCGACCAGACTGTCGTTGGCACCGATGATGCCAAGCGTCTGACCAAGACCGAACGGAGGATCAACTTGCATTCCCATTGTGACTAGAGTCCTTTCTCAGGCGAGAGTGGTGAGCTTGAAGAAGTTACGCGGCGACTTGAACTTCAGGTTGCCGAGCGTCGAAACAACGTAGCGGTACTGCTGCGTGATTTCGTCATAGAACGGACCCTCTGAATTCAGCAGCTGGCCTTCCATGCAGAGCAGTTCGATATTGCCCACAGACAGGCCATATCCGGTGTTGGCGGGAACAGAATTTTCACTACTGATTTCCACGCCGTCCAACTCAAACACATCGGTGAAGCCATAGGACCGCAGGCCGTTGGTGCGGCTGACGATCACGCGCTCCTTGGAGTCCAGCGTGTTGAGGAAGTCGATGAACAGGCGGCGATCAAGCAACACCATGTCCACTTGATCTTCCTTGCTGTCGTTCCGGCGGGTCTGATGAATCGCCTCACGCACAGCCTTCACGCAGTTGTCCTTCCAAGTCGTTCCACCGAAGTAGGACGAAGTGAAGTTGACCTGCACCGGCGAGAAGAAATCAAACTCAGGATCGGCGTAGCCGTTGGGCCAGACGCCGGTTGTCTGCGAGCCGCCGTAGGCACCCAGCACGGTCGAAAGACCAGCGTAGGTGTCGGTCGGATAGCAGAAGGGGTCAGCCGCATTGGCAGCGCGCTGGGCGCCAGTGGTAACATTGACAGTACCGTTGTTGCCCATGAAACTTTCGATGCCGTGGAAGCGAAGCTCGTTGCCAGCAGCGTAGCCGTCAACAATCCACTCCTTGGCAAGGTACTGTTCCATGCTCGTCAGCAGACGGCTGGCCATCTTACCAGCGACGTTTACAAGAGCCTGAGCCGAACGGTTCTCAAGCATCTCTTTCTTGTAAATCGCGTCAGAGGCTTGCGCGCCCCGGAATTCAAGCTCCGCACGCTTCCAGAGGTTCTGGCGTGCGAAGGTTCGCGGCGTCTCACCATTGTTGCCCGAAGGCGTGTGATTACGGTACTGGAGTTCCCAGTCGAAACCTCTGCCCGACATGTTGGTTCGGATCTGGCCCGAACCCTCAAGCGCGGCGAACAACTTGTACTTACGAAGCGATGCAACCTCTTCTTCGCGAAGATGGTTTACAATCGTCGTAGCAATAGACCTTGCCCAGTCAGTCGAACTAGCCATCAGATAACTCCATCGTTAGCGAGTTGGCTTCTCAGCCGTTCCTCAAAACTCATCCGCGAGCGCGGTGCGCGCGGTTCCGTAGTTCCAGCACTTCGATTCGGGGTGCGCGTTGCACGCTCCCGAAGGAACTGCATGTTCTGTTGTGCCACTGGGTCCGCAGGTGCCGCTGGGGCCGGTGCTGGCGCTGGCACCCCTGCGAAACCCTGCGCCGGTTGTGCCTGCTGCATCTGCTGGTAACGCATGTTCAGGAGATCCCGCTGGAGCATGCCGGTGGCGTACTGCCAGCGAGACTCTGCCGTGTTGATGCCAAGCTGCTGAGCCTGGGCGATGTACTGCGAGATCGCCTGACCTTCCCGGGTGGGATTGCCAGCTTGGTCGTACAGCCAGTCGGCGTTCTGTCGCTCCAAGTCAGAAACGTAGTTCTGAGTCTGGTACTGGCTGAGATGGTTCTGGACCATCTCCTGCGCCTTCTGGATCGCAACCTGCTCAACGAACGGCTTCAGCGTGTTCTCAGGATCAGTGACCAGTTTGCGGGCGAAGTCCGCGGTGTACGCCTGGTATTCCCTGAGAGACTGCTGGGCCTCATACGGGGCATCAGGAGAGATGATCTCCTTGCCCGTGGAGGGATCCCGAACGATGTAGCTCTTCCAGGTATCCTTCACTTGGGGCGGCGACCACCACTTCGGAGCTTCTGGTTCCTTGGGCTTAGCAGCTTCGGCCTGAGACTTCTTCCACGCCTCAAACTCTCGCTGGTTCCGCAGGTACTCCTGCGCGTAGGGAACGACCTGCTGGTACTGCTGCAGCTGACGCTGGGCCTCGCCGTAGCCGTTGTACGACCGATAGAGGTTCTGGGCGATTGAGAGATCGTCCTGACCCTGGAAGTCCGGCAGGTGCCGGAAGGCAGAGTAGGGGGTATCAAAGCCGGGAGTAGAAGTCTCGGAACCGGCCGTATCCTGCGAGGGCGCATCGTAGCTTGTCTCAGCTACGGGAGCTTCCTGCGTCTGGAGTTCTGGTGTTTCGTCTGACATGTATTTCCTTTCGGGGGAAGGGTCTACATAGTCAGTGTCCTGTTTCTCCTATTTTGTTACGGTCTACTCCACATCAACGTCCGACTCAGTCTCAATCCACACTCTTGCGCCGCAGCTGAGAGGGTGGTCTGGCTCATACCGGATCACGCACGGGCCGCTGATTTTCACCGAATGGCCGTACCTGTTCTCTTTGTAGTTTTTCACTGTGAGGACAGGGTTCCGCTCGCCAGTCTTCTGGTTCTTGCGGATAACATGCTGGTTAACGTGGATCTGGTGTTTCATTGAGATTATTGTATTGCGATGCTGCGCCAGCGGCCACGGGTGCCAGCAACCCATACTTGCGCAGGATGCGGATGGAATCTTCGGTGCCGGGGAACATCACATAGTTTGTTGCTGGCGGGATTGACTTTGAGGAATACATAGAGTCATCCACGTACTCAATGCCTGGAATCCCGGCCTTCATCAACTCGGCTGCGCCATTGGGGTTTTCTGCAAACTTGCGAATGCGCCGCGCGGCCAAGGCTCGTTCGACGTTGTCGGAACGGACGGTCAGTTTGTCTGGGCCTGACTGTATGCCCCTGAGGGTGTCTGGGTCTATGGCCCCCGGCACTGCTTGCTCCAAGGTATTTGCAGCCGTCACCCCCGCCTGCGACCGAAACGGATTGTCGTAATTCAGAAACGCATGCTTGGGTGCGTTAATCTCCACCTCAAACATTGAGCCGGACTTCTTGGGGAGTGGCTGGCGGTAGTCGATGTTGTACAGATGCTGCAGAATGTCATCCCAACGCTCCTGCGCCATTGGCATGCTTGCCGCCTCTTCCATGCGCTCTTGCGCTAAATCCATGGCAGAAAGCACCCCTCGCTGTGGATCGCCAAGTTTTTCTGCCTGCCTGCGCCAAAGCTCTAAGGCATCTTCCTGCGGAGTGCGGTGCAAAGCAGACGCACCACTGCGGTACGTTTCCGCCAGTGGCTCCGACTCCGAGAAGTACAAGCCATGCCCATAGGACTGCCTGCCCGTGCCCCTTCCGATCTTGCTAGCATCGAACTTGTCGAAGTCATACGGGCTACCGTGATAGGCGCGGATGACTTGGCGTACCGCATCACCGGCCTCATCGGCATTGGACAGCAGCTGTCGGATTGGTGGCATTACTGCGCTCCGTACCCAGCCCACGCCGCGCCGCCCATAGCAGCAGAGGCTTTGATGGGGTTGTTGTTTGCGGCGTTGATCAGCTGGCGAATTGCCTGGGTTGCATCATCGGCGCGTGAGGCACCTTTGAGCATGCGACCCGCCATGCCTATTCCCATGTACGTGCCCGGGTCAGTCAGCACATCCAAGGTCATAGCAGTGCCGGGAGTGGCGTACTTGCGCCAGTCATCAGGCGAATCCATGGTTCCCGCGGCCAGCTGTGGCATCACCGCAGAGGGAAGTGCCCGCAAAGCCAGCCCACCGGCCTGACCGTAGTTACCCTTACCCAGTTCTTGGGCGGAACGGATGAGCGTATCCCGCGGTCGGCTGGTCATGTCCATCACATACAAGCCAGCGTTGTAGGCATCGCTCGCTGCATCGCTGGTGCGAGTGGGTGCGAGGTTGTTTTGCTGAGCGGCCATCCGCTGCTCTGGGGTCATATAGTCCCAGAACGGACCTTTGCTCTTCTCAAAGCTAGCTCGCTGAGCTTCCATGTCAGACAGACGCTGCCCTGGAGACCCCTGCCAGTATTCGTAGAAGTTGTCAGCCATGCTTAGCCGTCTCCAGTTTAGCCCGATAGCGGGCGCAGTCTTCCCGTACTTCGGGGTTCGCACGGGTCCATGCCATTAAGTGTCCGTGGACAAGGTGACAAGGATCCGCACACAGCGTGACCAGATTAGCGTGGTCCAACTCCGCCCCGCCGTGACTGAGAGGTAATACGTGATGCACCTCCAATTCCTTGGACCGACCGCACGCTATGCACTCAGGTTCTTTGAGAAGGTGTTCCCGTCGCACCCGCGGCCACGCGCCGGCGCGCAGTGCCTCTACGGAATGTAACAACCAACGGAACATCACCACTTCGTTTTGTCGGCCCAGTACGCCGCAGACATCCTGCCCTTGGCAATGTTCTCTGCATGGCGGGCTTTAAACGCCTCGTTCCGCGCCGAGCCATCCGGCGAGCCTTCTACGCCCTGCTGGCCAAAGCGTATTAACTTCTCCTCATCGCCAACCTTGGCTAGTACCATGTGCGACTTCTCCGCATGGCTGGGAGTACGCACAGGCCGGTTAGGTATCAACCGCCGAACTGCATCGCCGTCGCCGTCCATTCCTCGCCCCAGTCTTCGTCAAAAAGAAAGTCAAACATCGACCCACCGACCGTTAACCAGCTTACGGGTAGTTATACCGGACGTTAATTGCTTCTGGAGAATGCGATCCTTCTCCCGCTCCCGTTGTTCCATGGCCAAGCGCTGTAACAATGCTTCTTGGCGCATAGCCTCCATCTCGCGCTCATGGGCCATCCGGCCTTGCTCGCGCGACTGAGCCACGCGGGAATCGTTCTCGTCTTGGATGGCGCCCTGAGTCTGCGCGATCATGCCGGCAAGGTGCCGCCCCTGCGCAGCGGGTCCAAATTCGTTTATAAAGCCCTGTTGCACCGGATTGGCTCCTGAGTACGCCTGCATACCGAACGGCCGTCTAATCGCGCGCTGGGGGCCTTCCTGAGCATCTGGCTGCGCGGCGGGTTGCGGGGCAGCTTGAGACTGGAAGGGATTGCGCCCTTGGCTCTTGCGGGCGTTGCGAGCGATGAGGAGTCTTTGAGCCTCGGCGCGCACTGCTGGGTCTGAGCTTTTCAGACGCTCTTTGATGTCAGCATCAAACTCAGCTTCTTCGCCCCACCAACTAGCATCTGCTGAGACACCATCGCTGGCCGTACGCCCTTTGCCAAATGCTCCTGGTGCGGAGGAGCGAAACAGCCGCTGTTGTTCTCCGAACCATCCCGGTAAGTCAGCCATCGATGCCCTCCTACTAGGCAAGTGCCCCGCGGCGACAGCGGACACGCAGAAGGCTGGGAAACAGGGCAAACCCATAGGCGTCACGCGGCGACACATTGCCGGCATGCGGTGTGGGGGCCGGGGAAAAGCGACATATGGGGGCTAGAGGGGTGAAAAAATCCAGGGGTGGATATGACAATAATCCGCTTCCGCGTTGGGGGCGGGAGGGGGGTCTAGTGCGTGTCGCCTACCCTCCCCCCCGTTCCCTAAGTCTATAGCCTGCCGTCACTTAGGGCGTTCTCTCTGTAAGCTGGCCGGGATCATGCTATACATCACTGGATTGGTGAACATTGAATTTCCGCCGGGATTGGCTTGGATGCATCGCCCCCCCTCCCCATCGGACACCTAGTCCGCCGATGGTGTACGCCCGTATAGTCCGCCTGGCTGGCATAAAAAAACCCCCTCCCCACGGCTTGCAGGGGAGGGGGTTTTACCGGCTGGCCTAGCCTTGGATAGCTTCCCGCAGGCTGTCCGATGGGCTGGCCTTGCAAGGCTTTCCCTTGGGGGTCTGGCGGTTGGGTACGCTCCCTGCCTGTCTGTAGTTGTGCTGCGCTACCTTCTCTATCTGGATGGCCGTCCGGTCATCGTATCGGGCCACTACGCTAATGATGTAGTGGAAGCTACGGCGGGTCCGCACTTGTCGCCTTCTCGCCCGGAGTGCCCTGTCCGATACTGGCCGGATGCCGATTGTACTTGCCGTTTCAATGGCTTCCAGAATCCTGTCTGGTGAGGCTGTCCGGCTCCCCATCCCCGCCCCGCTGAAATCGGTCATACCACGGGCCCGTAGGCTTGGGATGGTGGTGCTGTCATCCTCGCCATGCCAACGTCGTACCCTAGCCCTTCCAGCCATAAAGAGGGCCCCCCTCAGATGGTAATCCATAGGAGTACCATCGGCCGGGAAAACGTGTCTGCCCGTGTTGGTGAGGTGTTTAAGACACAGTTCTAGCCAATCGGCACCCATCCAATCGGCCATGATCGTCTGCCGCATGTCTTCCCGGTCATGGCGGGGGAGGATGGCTGGATTCTGTAGGTCGCCATGCCTGCCGATATAGCGATCAATGGCTTCCCCTACTTGCCTTGCCATGTCATCCGAAAGCCATACTTCCTTACCAGCGTAGTTGATGTACATCGTAGTCTCTCCGGTTGTTACTGCCGGGGTCTTCCCGGTGAGACTATTTCTATCGGCTGTCTGCTGGATGGTCAATAGAAAAATCCGATCCGCTGAAAATTTTCTGTACAACCGCATTCGCATGTATTGGCGAGTCTCCGAAACAAACGGAGAAACAATCGGGAGCCTATAACGGCCATCGATTGTAAGTTATCCAACCGGCCAGCTTCGGGGTTAACGTCCCATGCTGACCATTGCATATGCGGTTAGCGGCTGCGGAAAATCTTAGAATTTTCTGTACAACCGTAATCGCATATATAAATGTCAGAAGGGGGAACGATTAACTCCTGCGTATGCGGGCAGCATAAGGGGGTGTGACATTCGCGTAGATGCTTATTACTCCCGCGAACTGCACTGTTGGGTGCGGCTGGAACGTCAAATCGACGGCGAATGGTGCCACACCTCTGGGTATGCCACCAGGGCCGATGCTCTTGGCGGGCACTTGTTAACGACAACACCTGTTGTCAATCGCTTTGGCGTGCAAAGTGAACGGCAATGGGTTCATCCGTGCGATAGGGAGGTGTGATGTATTCGACTATCAACTTCAAGAGCAAGAAGGCTCTGAAGGAGGCAGTTGCAGCCGGGCAGGCTGTGGGTGTCTTCCAGGTTGGGCCATTCGGCAATGGCGACTACTCCAACGGCAAGTTTTGCGTGGAGGGTCCGCACTACCCGGAGCCGCATCGGTGGTATGCGTCCGTGGAGGTGAAGGACGGCCAGATCGTCAAGGTGAAGTGACGACATCCGATCACGGGCAGGTGGATGCGGTAAACGGGCGCTCGCCCAACTAAATCCGAATGCCATCTGCCCGCGTTCCGGTGCCGTTGTGGTTCCGGTTTCTTTCAGGAGGTGCGTATGGCAATTCGCCGTATACGTACCGCCAAGCCTCTGGGTGTCATTCTGCACCGGGGCGTGTCTCCTTATGACGGCTCTCCGTATGTGGTGATCATGCCACTGCGGAATTCCAAGAATAAGAAGACCGGCTCAATGCTTCAGACCTATATCCTTAGGGCTGATATGCACCCAGTGGTCGCGGTACGTGAAGAGAAAGACGGGGCCATCTGTTTCAACTGCCCCATGCGTGGTCTGGTCGGCTTTCCCAAGCGGACACCGGCCAATGCAAAGCGTAATCCCAAGCGTTGGCGTGCGTGTTATGTCAACGTCGGGCAGGGGCCAGCAATGGTCTACGGTGCCTACATGCGTGGTCGGTACGTTGAATACGATCCGATCATGCATGACCAGTACATCCGTGATCGCAAGATCCGGTTCGGTACATACGGGGAGCCGGTGCTTATACCGCTCGCCCTGGTGCAGCATCTGGCCGGTCTTTCAGACGGCTGGACGGGCTACACCCATGCGTGGAGCAACCTAACCTACGCTCCATACAAGCAGTTCTTCATGGCCAGTGTTCATGGTCTTACGGGACCGTGGTCGCGGGAACATGCGAAGTCTCTCGGCTGGCGTACCTTCCGCACTATGCGGGGAGGTGAGCCTGCTGCTGATGAAGTCTTGTGCCCAGCATCTTTGGAGGCTGGCCATCGTCTCAGCTGCCTGACCTGCAGGCTGTGCGACGGGGCCGGTGTCCGCAAGATCGGCTTGGCTATGCGTGATGTTTACATCCCCGGGCATGGTGGCAAGGCGATTATGACCGCTGTCGCCAACCTGCCCATTCTCCAAGCGTGAGGTGTGCGATGAATGAGTTGATCTTTCAGAACGGATGCTATCGCGTGGAGCTACTGGTGCGCAACGACGGCACCATCTCCATCGGAACGATGTGCGATGTGCGTAGGGGACCGATGGGCCATTACGTGGCCGTCACGCCGGAACAGGCCGTCAGCATCGTCCGGCACCTGTGCGATCACGTTCCGGGTGTGGCGGAAACGGTCCTTGGAAAACTTACGGAGCTGTGACCATGGAATGTGATCAGTGTGGGTGCGGCGAGCAGGCGTGGAGCGGTGTCTTAGGTGACATGCTCCATGCGTGCTGCCGTTTGTGTGGCTGGGTATACTCTTGTCCAGTAGAGGAGGTGAGTGATGAGTGATGAGTGCAACGGGTGGCACAACTACGAAACGTGGGTTGTCAACCTGTGGATGGACAACGAACGCGGTCAGCAGGACTACTGGCTGGAGGAGGCAAGGCAGTGCTTTGACGAGGCTGCGGCCGATGGGCACCTGACGCGGGCTGACTACGCAGCGATTGCGCTGGCCGACAGGATCAAAGACGAGCATGAGGATGCGGCTACGGAGATGCTGCAATCCTGCGTTTACGCACAGGGGCCGCTGGCCGACCTGCTGAACGGTGCCTTGGGTGCCGTCAACTGGGATGAAGTGGCACGCAGTTGGATCGATGCCCACTGCGGGGAGGAATGACATGGAATACACACTGACAGACGCAAAATTGCGGTCGCTCAAGGCGGCTGTGACCAGGGCGAAGAACCGCAAAAACTGG